AGGGTTCAATGCCCTGCTTTTTCTTCTTTTAAACCAGCTTTTACAAATCCATGCAAAATTTTTAACATCTTATAGTCTTCAATTTCTTTTATCATAGTTATAATTTCTTCTTTATAAGTCTCTTCTGTTTTTACTTCTCCCGACATAAAAAACCTCCAATCATAAACTATTATGTACCAACAAAGTAATTATAGAACGTGTGTTCGGCATAGTCAATCCCCAATTATGGGCGGAGCCATGCCAAACCCCACCCATGCCAGAACTTGAAGTGTCCTTTCGGACAAGTCCATAGTATCACTGCAATATGCATGATTTCAACATTTTTCGGTCGCAAGTTTCGACAGAAAATGTCATTGCAGAGAAGCGGAAAGCTGTTTCTCAATCTCTTCTTGCACTTTCGCGCGCCAACGCATCGGCACTTCATCAATCGTCATTTTCTTGTCTACCAGAATACGTCTTACATAGAATTTAACCATATCTTACACCTCACTTTCTGCGGTAATGCTTGCCAATTCTTCGATTGCTTCTGCGTTTGCTTCGTGTCCTGCTTTAAGCTCATCAATTGCCTTTTCCATTTCCGTCTTTGTTCTCAAGCTGACCGTTACGGTATATGTACCATTTTCTGTGCCATCTTCGCCCATGTTAGGCATATATGAGAATCCTTCATACTTAAGATTCTCATACTCTCCAGAAGTCTGATCATTGTGTGTAAATGTGACCTTTGAGATGTTCTCTTCCGAGAAGGCATCTGTGATTGTCTTGATTCCGTCAAAATCTTTCGAATGAATCTGAATATTGCCGAGACTCGCTCCTTCGGCGATCTCGAACTCTGTTTTGTTTTTCAAAATTATTTTGTCCATATTTTTATTCCTTTCTATGTGTAAATTTATGGGTTACTAAACTTATTTAAACGGCAGTTTAAACAAACAAGTCGGGTTTAAATACTACGGAGACGCAATCAACGGCACTGTTAAAGTCGATATCGGAGAAGGTTGCGCTTTTGTAATTATCAAGAATTTAGCCTATGCCGTTGGCGGAGTATATTTCATTCAATATAAACATGATGGAACTATTAAAGTTGATGAAATCGTTAAAGACAACTATGTAACGATTACAAACGAAGGAAACAATGTTGTGTTTACATGCGGTAATGCTACGTGCAAAATATACGCATGCACATTCTAAAACTAAACCGTTCTGTTATAACGATTTATATTCTCGATATTCCGACAAGTTTACCTTCAAAGACAGAACCATATAGTATTTCAGATCCTACGGCAGCATAAACAACTAATATAGTGGTATTAAACAAGTTTTGAGGTTTAATCCATTCCACGTAACTTTAAAGGTCGTATTTTCGAGACTAGTAGATGAAAAGCTAATACTGTTATCACCTTTAAGAGTGTCACTAATTTTTGTGTATTGAAAAAGATAGGTCGTAGAATTGATAAAATATATTGCTGCGCCTAATATTCCGTCTTGTTTGATAACAATAAACGCAACGCCTCTATATTGGATAGTTATACCATTACCAGAAACAGGGTATATAATTCTACCAATTTTATTATTTAAACTGCCGTTTAAATCACTTAACTGTTTCGCCAGCGTGCCGTCCAGATTCGGATTTGCTTGCCGCGCGTCCAACGCAAACCCTCCCACCGTCGTAATCTGGTTGTTTACGATACTTTCCGGTTGCAGTGCGCTTCCGATTTTATCTTTTAATGTGTCAGCCAGCTTTATGACGTTTTTCGCTTCGTCCAATGTAATTGTGGTGCCATCCAAGTTAATACTAAGCGTTCCACTTTCATCTACGCTCATGCTTTTTCCGTCCGGCTTTACAACTCCGGCATCCTCTGTTGTTGCAATCGCACTAGCACCGCCCACGATAGACTTAGACCAGTATTCCGTATTGCTCGTTGCTGTTCCTGCCGGAACTTCTTTTTTCGCAAAATACAATGTATTGTTATATGTCACTGCATCCAATCTCTTATATGTAGCATCTGCGCTCCACTTGCCTTTAGGCACGATTGCTACTCTACCTGCCACTGCCATATTAAGCCACCTCCCAATTCAAATTTCCGTTATTATCAACGGTAAAGTTATATGCCGCATTGTCCGTGTAAATCAACTCCCCATCCTCATTCACATCAAATTCTGCCATCGTGAGTTTTTTGTTAATTTCATTTTCGATTCCCTGCACCCTGTCTGCGCTGTCCTTAGCATCTGTGGCAGATTTTGCCGCGTTGGTTTCGGATGCTTTTGCATTAATTGCAGAATTTACAGCCTTGGCAGATTCGACTTTAATATCTGCAAGATAATCCGGGCGCAGATGCTTTTCTTCAATGCTGCCCTCTTTCACTATCGCCTTGACTTTTCCGTTAGATGTAAGTTCAAAAGCCACGGTGTCAGATTCCAGAAATTCGTACTGCGTAATCAGTGCGGACAGATCCACATACTGTTTCGTACCATCGTCAAGAGTAATGATTAACTGCTGTTTCTGCGAATCATAAGCAAAGTTTACCGCCAGTTTTTCCAGCTTGGTATCAATCATAGCCTGTGAACCGTTCATCTTTACTATGGTCAATGTTCCGTTTGATTCATCCCACAGAATTTCTTTCACAAGCTCATTTGCCTTTGTCAAATCAACCTTAGACGCATCCATAGCAACCACACGATCATCCAGATTGTCAACTGCCAAGTCCATCTTGTTAAGATTAGATTCATTTACCGCTGTTTTTTCGCTGGGAAGATTCTCCCAGTTGATACGACTATATATTTTCTGCATGGCTCACACTCCTTTCTAACGCGGATAGCCTGCGTTCAAAATCTCTACATCTGTTCTGCAGTTTCTGGATCATGGCAGTGTTAAGCGCAATAAACTCTTGATAGCACAATGTATACATATCATTTGCGCCACCATTCTGCTCTAAGAATTTTTCCCATTCCTCATTAGATTCAAAATCTTTTTCGGAGAATACCGCATGTTCCAGTCCGTAAAACTCATTTTCAGATATGTCACAATCCATCATTGCCTGTTCTACATCCTGTGCAACAAATCCCATGTGCATTTTCTCATCATTTTCTATGAGCCGATATTCCATCGGTTGCAGCAACTCAAAAAATCTCTCAAACCGATCATCCTCTAACAGTTTTCGAAAATCCTTTTTCTTTCTGCCATCAGACGTTGTTTTCCAACCACCGGAAGAATACCCTCCGGCAAATGGATTGGGGTTAGTTCCACAGTACACAGAACTAGAACTTGGGATTAAATTTCCGTTGCCTGAAATTCGTACATAATCGGATAGTCCAATACCTTGCAAATAATGCGCGGTTGATGCCATTATACACTGCCTTGCACTTTCTGCAGTTGTTGCAGAGTCTGCGGTTGTCGCATGATCTGCCGTACTTGCATGATCCCCTATGGCTACTCCATCTTGATCTGTTACAGAGTTTAGGTCAATGCGTATGTTTTGCAGCATTGGCCTTCCTCTTGCATCGAGTCCAATAATTACAATGTCATCACCAAGCGAGGTTGCAATAAAATTCAACGAATCAATAATTGACACTCGGCCATCGCCATCAAGCTGGAAGTTATTGCTGTTGACTATGAGTCTGTTTCCGCTAAGCGTAATCTGGTCGGCACTTGCATTAATCATCGAAACGACTTGGTCGTTTTCATCTCTTCCAAGTTTCAATTCCAATGATGCGTCTAATTGTCCCTCTGCTTTTTGTGCGCGGTTGACTTCTGCAGAAATGCTTTTTGCGGTCTGCTCAAACTTGGTATTTGTCTGTTCCTCTAAATCCTCATACGTGGATTGAAGATGGTCTGCGTTCCTCTCTAGCTTTCCGGTACGTCTTTCCACGCTTTCAATCGTGTCTCTGATAGAATTGACCTTTGCAGAGTGCGTCTGCGTTCCCTGTGCCGAGATTGAATCTCTCTTGCTTTGCACCCCGGTTAAAGTGCGTTGCAATAGGTACGTTTCAACAATTTCTCTTGTGGTATTGAACCGGATGGGTTCGCCAAGTGTCAGACATGGATTGCCGACACAGGTGCAACTTTTAATCGGTGTGTATGCCGCCTGTGCCATAATAGGCAATAGGTTATTTGCAATCTGTTCCAGCTCCGCTCCGGTCTTGTCTGATACAAGGAAGTTTCCTGTAATAGAATAGTTGTTTCCGGCAGTTCCAACAATAGCACCGGCATTATCTTCACTTGTCTTGATTTCTAGCTGTGTAATTTCCTTGCTTTGAAAGTCCTCATAATCAAACGCGATGTAGTGTCCGGTCATGGATTCTGTATTTGCATCGGACGGGAATAAATTGTCAGACGGAAACAAATCCTCTGCCGGATAAAGTGCGCTTGTGATTGCTTTCAGAAAGATATACTCAAACTTGCCCTCTCGGTTGATATTTCCAAAACATCCGTTAATCTCACAGATTGCCGTTACAACGGTTTTTCCACTGATAGCAGACTCTTCTGTGACCGCGCTTGAATCGTCCGTCTGTGTGGCTACAATCGTCTTATTGACCGTCATGGAATCATTGACAAGGCTTGTTTCAACTTGCGCAATTCCAAGGTGCGCAAAGAAGCTATTTCGGAACTGCTTAAGTGTCATTGGAAAACTAAGTCCTGCATACCAAGACTTTACATCCGTATTGATAATGTCGTACATTGCGTCATATGCCGTAATCTGCCGTTTTGTGCGGTCAGCCGTGGGAACATCGGATGCAACCTTAAAAACTCCGTATGGCATCGAATTTTCGCTATCTCCGTCAATTGTTTCTTCGATAGAGATTGTCTTTCCAATAATGTTTCCTGCAGTGTTTCTTGCTGTGAATTTTACGCAATTCGCTTCGCACGCTCCAAACTTTAATTCAGACTCCGAACAAAGACTTTCTTCGAGCGCAAACGTACCGATTTCAAGCATCGAATTGTCTATTTTTTGATTCGTTCCAACAACAGATATGACCATCTGTTTATCTGTCGAGGAATCCCAATACTTTTCTTTCAAATTGCTATTTATCATATACACCACCTACAAACGAAAATTTGATTGGGTCATATTTTATCTTCCCATGTGCCACAGAATAGAACGTAGGCTGAATGTCAGCGATATATCCGTACTGTGTCACATATCCGCGTTTTTCCGGCACGTATGCCGTGATATAGCCACCGCGCTCCTTTGCCTTGATATAGTTCTTCTCAATATTCTTCCAAAAATCATCAAACTGCTTTTCGGTCAGTATGGCTTTGGTTTCAAACTCAACCTTTAAGGCTTTCAGTTCCACGGCATCACGATGCTCATATCCGTTTTCGTCAGTCCAAGGGTCTTTGTCCTGCATATTTACATAGGAACTAAACGTGTCCTGCTTTATTAAACTGTTCGGAATGGTATAATTCCCAAACTTTACTAAATATCCGCCATATCCCATCGTTTACCTCCTAAAAATGGGTATAAAAATAGCACCTACCGTTTGGTAGATGCTATCCATTTGATTAAATTTTAAGCTACTACTGATTCCCATCAAGATTTATAGGGGTGTAGTTTTGTGACACGCCCTTAACAGAATCGTCAATATTTGAAAGACTTCTCCTGTAATTCGTACCTCCATACATTTTTATTTGAATAAAAAAGAGGAAACCGCTTGTGAAATCACATTGGTTTCCTCTTTCGTACAGTATGGCGTTCGAGTAAGTAATCCGCTTCTTCACGGATAAGGTTGTTTCCTTAGTAATAAGGATAGACTTTTTTTGATTTTGTGTCAATCCGATTTTGGAATTAAAATAAGCCGTGTTTCCACGGCTTAAGTATCATTTATCTTTCAATTTTTATTGTAACCAAGTATATGTATATGCTTCATCAACATATATCTTATAACTGCTCGGATAGATCGTATCGTAATTTGAATCGTACGGAAAACTAAACGAGAAATAATCGGTGTCTCCATTCTTTTCACATTCTGCATAATGATAATCATATTTGATCAAGTTGCCAGATGCATCATACATTAAGCAAGAAATTTTCACAAATGAAAAATCTTTTCCGGAATCGTTTGTAGCTTCAACCGTAACATTATCTGCTCCAATGTCCGATTGAACCATTATATTGCGAACATCACAAACAGCATTTGTTGCTTCATCAACACTCAACGACATTTTATAGTTATCATAAGAAACATCGTTATAATCAGAATCGCTCGGTGCGTCAAAATAAAGAACACATTCCTTACCGGATTCAAAAGCTCTGTTACAATCGCTTTTGCTATCCAGCATTTTACCGTTTTTGTAGTATACAAGTTTTGCGTCCAGATCAACATTTACCTTGTTGTTGTTTTTCAAGATAGCAACAACTCCATGACCACTATCTTGGTATTCAATTGAGATGTTTTTCTTTACCTTGTTCGCATTAAAGGAAGAAGTGACGGTAACTTTGCAAGAAAGCGTTTTCTTTGCAATTTTTGCTTTTACGTACGTTGTCCCTTCTCCAACCGCCAGAACTTTTCCAGACTTGTTTACAGAAGCAACATATTTATTGCCACTACTCCATTTAGCAGTTTTCCTCATTCCGCTTATCTTTAATGTTGCGGATTCTCCAATTTTTAAATTAAGAGTCTTTCTGCTTAATTTGATAGTTGCCGCCTGTGCAACAATCTGTTTCCCATCTGCATTTTGGATTGGCATAGCCGAAATCAAAACGGCAAATGCCAACCCCATCGCTACTAATAATTTTTTTGTGCTTCTCATAATGACTCCTTTCTTGTGATATGATTTATTTAGAATTATATCACGTTCTATTATAGAAGTCACTAAAAAACATATACATTGTCTCCGGTTCGATTGTAATGTTCTCTACCATAATCCCTTGCAGCTTTTCCTATGTCGCTTGTAGTAATTCCGAAATTTTTCTGTAAAATAGCTTGTAATAACTGATTTTGTTGTCGCAGTAAGGAAACCTCTTGCGCAGATGTTGAATTGATAGCATCTTTGATTCCAGTAATTTCTTGGCTTCCTGCGACCGCCGGCTTACCTCCGACCGTTCCCATAAGTTCCGGAAGCCCGTTTTCTCCAACTGTTGCTATGCTATATTTATCCATAAAACCGCCCGTTGCATAAGCCTTTACTTTAGGTAGGCTCACTTTTGGCACAAGATCGACTCCGCCCCACTTTACCTTTGCTACTTTAGCCGCCGCAGAAACAACACTGTTAAACCCTCTCAAAACGGTATTCACTCCACCGATCAATGAATTTATTGCTGTTTCAATTCTTGAAATTACGGTGTTCATTGCCCCGGCAACGCCACTTTTCACGCTATTCCATAATTTGCTGAATATTTTAGCTACACTTTCTTTCATCTTCGAGAAAGCATTTTTTATCGGGGTGGTTACATGTTCTTTAAACCAACTAGAAACACTGTTCCACGCCCCGGTTACCGCTGTCTTTGCCGAGCTAAAAGCTTTCTGAATAGATTCTTTTGCTGAGCTAAAAGCATTCTTGATAGGTGTTGTAACATGCTCCTTAAACCAACCGGAAACCACCGCCCATACCGATTTCACAGTTGTCCATAGAACCTTGAATGCGGTTGATACTGTCGATTTCAATAATTCAAAATTCTTCTTTATTGGCTCTATTACCTTTGATTTAAACCAATCAGAAACAACAATCCATACAGCCTTGACAATGATCCACAATCCTTCAAAGATTTGACCAACTCTTTTCGAAAATCCTTGGAAAAATGAAACAATAGGAGTTATAACATTAGTATTGAACCATCCAGAAACTGTTTTCCATACACCGGATATATCTTTCCATAAAGAAGAGAAAAAACCGGAAACAGATTCCCATAATCCCTTAAAAAAACCGCTTATTGGCTTAATCACATTAGTATTAAACCAATCTCCGGCTTTTGAGAAAATTTCTTTTATTTCTTTCCAATGATCCTTGACTACTACAGTTGCCGTTGCAACAGCGGCTACTATTCCTGCGGTAATCGCTGCCGGTGCTGCCGCTACCCCTAAAATAACCGCTCCGACTGCCGTAATCGTAACTCCGACAAGCATAAGTGCTTCATTAAGCCAACTGAATCCGTTCTTTAACATGGTCACAAAGTTTGATATTGCAGTAAATGCGCCAATCGCAACGGAGCCTATTCCGGTTATAGCTTTTGCTACCGGACTGATAAAAGAAAGTGCGCTCTCTGCCGCACCGCTACCGAATAAAGCTTTGACACCAGCTGAAACAGTTGTTCCAAGTGTAGCGAACGCCCCACCTATTTTTTTTGACAAAGCGGTAGACAATACTGCCGAGATTCCCTCATTTGCCGCAATTTCAACGCCAAGCCTTGATGCAAGTGAACCAGCTATTGATTTTGAAATGGAAGTTCCGATTATATCAAGTGCGGTTTTTGCAAGATGCAATCCAATGATTTTTTTGATTGTCAGCGCACCGATGATAATTGCGACTGTCTTTACATCTAAGTTGCTTAAAAACTCCTTGACACCTTTCCATACATCCTTCCAAGAAATTTTACTTAATGCTGTCGTAACTGCATCAAACGCACCTTGCGCCCACGAATTAAGCGTTTTAGCTAATAATGCAAAGTCAAAGTTTTGGAAAAACTTGTTAATTCCGTCTGCGATTGAATTTCCAAATTGTTTCCAATTAAATGTCGTGCCAAACGAATCCAATCCATGAAGCACCGTGTTTAATGAATTTGCAATCAGCCTTCCGGTTTCTCCGAAAAGCGTTGTACCTTTCTGACCCTCAAATAGTCCATTAAGGAATTTTGCAAGTCCACTACCAAAGCCGGACGCTTTGGCGTATACCTCATCCCACTTGATGCCTCGCATTGCATTGATAAGAGCACCAGAAATCGCTTTTCCAAGTCCTTCAAGGTCTTTGATGTCGCTTTTGAATTTCTTAAAAATGGTGTCGGTCTGAACCAACTTTCCGGTATCTCCACCGCCAGAGCCGCCAGAGCCAGAACCGCCACCGCTTCCACCGCTTCCAGAACCGGAAGTGTTGTCTTTACTCTGTTTTGAAATAACCTTTAATTCATCAAATGCACGAGTTGCCTGTTGGATTTCCTTTTTTGCTTTCTTGGCATTTTTTGCGATACCACCCGTGTTTTTCCCTGCGTTTCCTGCGGCATTGCTTAAATCGTCCATGCCGTCAGATGCGCTTCCAATATCATCGGCAAGACCGCTGATTCCTGCCCCTTTGCTTGCTTCATACTTCCATCCGAAGATAGAACCTAAAGCATTTGTTACCATCTCTGCGAAGGAAATAACCTTTTGCAGAACTGAATTAAGTACCTTGATAAATGGCTTGAATGCATTGATTAAACCACCACCAACAACCGCTCCAAGTGCTTTGAAGTTCTCTTTAAGCATGGTTATCTGGTTATGCCATGTATCGGCTGTACGTGCGAAATCTCCGGTGATATTGGTTGTATGCGCAAGCACATACTGATAACGCAACATGGCTTTTTCAGCCTGCGTCATTGAAGAAATGTTCGCATCAAGTCCTTGCTTTAACGCCCATTCCTTTAATGTTGCCTGTGTCAAGTCGATACCATAACGCCGCATAGGTGCCGTAGTACCGGAAAATACAGATTGCAGACTCTTGGCAATATCTTCTTGACTCACATCATAGAACGAAGCCATATCTCCGGCTAATTCTGTCAACCGGATAGACATTTTTGCCATTTGCCCTTGCGGAATATCAAGGGCAGTTCCCATAGCTTGGAAACGACTTGCGAACTGCTTTGCAGACAGTTCAGACATACCAAATTTTTCAATTGATGTTTTTGCGAAATTGTTAATTAGGTTTTCATACTGCCCGAATGTCTGCCTTACAACGTTCTCAACCTCTGTCAGTGAGGATGATATGTCAATGGCATCTCCAAGTAGCCTAAATCCGCGGAATAAAGCCCAATACGTTGCATACACTTTTCCGATTGCAGACGCAAGAGAAAATGACTTCTTGGTAACCGCAGAAGCACTTGAACTAAATCCGCTAAATGAGCTTGTGATGCTTTTTGCCGCTGTTCCTGCCGCTCCACCGGTACGCGATAATTTTGCCAATGCGTTTGTCATGTCAATAATATTCCGGCTTACGCTAGGGGCTTTCGACAATTCGGACATAAGCTGTCGCATTGCCGTGGCAAGTTTCGGAATATTTTCAATCGCCTTGGTGGAACTCTGGTAGCCAAGCTGTTTGATTGCAGACGCAAGGTCGGTCAGACCCTTAACGGATGCCGACATTCCAGAAATCCCTTTTAATGCATTGGAAATCTGACGCATAGAACCAGCCGCAGCATTAATCTGCTTGCTGTTGATAGAGCCTAATTTGCTTACATTTCTTGCAACCGCAGAAAAAGTCCGTGTGTCAATTCCACGCATTGCCGTCATTGCCCCTGCAAGTCGGTTTACTCCTGTGGAAAGACTATTCAGATTTCCGGTACTAAGTCCAGAAAGCGCGGAAGATAATCGCCCAAGCCTTGTCACAAGCGCGTCTATCTGACCGCTTGCCTGTTGTGCCTGCGCTTGGATTTTTATTTCAAGAGACTCTAATTCCATTTATCCACCAACTTTCTACATAAGAAAAAGACGGTAAGATTTGACCCTTACCGCCCTTGAATTACTTTTTCAGTTTTCCCTTTTTCAGAAGAGAAAGCATCTTTGAATTTTCCTCTGATGTAAACTTAAAATTGGAAAATCCGTTCTTTTTTGCGATTTCCGCGCGATGTTCTTTCGACACATCATCTTCCCCAACCGCTTTTAATGCTTCAACGATTGAGCTTGAGTTTCCCTTGTACTTCGGATAATGCTTTCCTTTGTTTTTCTTTGCACCACCTACAACAATCACTGTGTGCCCTTTTATGCGTGTCACAAGAATATCTCCGTTGCGAAGAATAAAACCGGCATGATAAGAACCCATATCATCAAACAAACCGGATTTCAAAATTACCGGTCGTTCATTAGATGTATTAAAATCCCCCACATCCTTGCCGGATGCATAGATAATACAGGCACGCACAAGAGAAGAACAATCGCATTCCGTCTTGGCCTTTGTGTTAATGCCATGTTTAATGACTCCGTAGCGTTCCGATTGGTCATAGCCGATATTTTTATTGTCAGATGCAATCTGCATAGCTTCGGCTAACTTCTCCGCAACCTTATTATCCTTTGCTCTTAACACATTCCATCCCTTAGAATGGTTGTAAAACTTCTGCGTAGACACTTCCTGTCCGGTCTGGTCTCCGGCTTTCCCGCCAGAATAGCAGTTTCCGTGTTCATCGTGCCGCGCACTTCCGATAATTACTGCCATAGCAATACCTCTTTTCTTAAACTATCTTTGGCTTTGGTAAATGTGATTTCCTTGATTCAGCCGCCCATGCTTCTTCCGCCTTAAGCATTTCTCGTATCTCAGCATCGGGATCGTCCGTATTATGCTTTTCGATGGAATCATAGCAAGTTTCTTTCACGTACTTACTATTACCCTTACCGAATGTAGCATCTATTGCGGTCACAAGTGCTGACGTTGCATATCTGCCGAACCACATATACATTTCCATGTCGCGTTGCTTCCATTCTGCCTTATATGCATCCACATAAGGCTTAAGCAACTCTGGATTCATCATATCTATATCATCAACGGAAAATCCGTAGCCTTTCGTTACCATAAGATAAAACGGACGGATTTCCGCAACGTAATATTCCCATGTTAATTCTTGGTCTTTGCCTTGGATGGGGTCTTTTTCTTCTCTTTCTCCTGCTCCTGCGCTCTCTCCAACGACTCCATCATCTGCGCTAAAAAACCGTTTGTCATCATTTCCTCCTGCATATCAGCGAATAAATCCATGCAGTTAATCTCGTTTGTGTCAATCGCATCATAGAGAATGTCGGACACCTTCTCAAGCTGCTCATCGTAGCCTTCGTTTGTTTTGTAATCATATCCAAATTCTTCATTGTGATGCATCTGCAATCCTACAAGAAGCGTCTTGGGAAGCGTTTCAAGAAGAATATCTTCCATAGAGGAAATATCTTCCATGTCCTGCGTCTTCATAATATCCTGTAAGATATGTGCTTTTAATGATGGTCTTGTTGCAAACTGAATTGTATATTCTTTTCCGCCTAATTTAACTTTCATGTTTTACCTTGCCTTTCTGCCCTATATTGGCAAGGGGCAGCGTTGCCACCGCCCCATTGTTGCTTATCTTATTGCTTCAAGTTCTGCGATCGACCGTTCATCCTCGCCTACCAGTGCGGTCGATTGCTCGTCCGATAGGCTTTTTACCCCACCGCTGTTACAGTGAATGTTCCATCGTTGTTATCAACGACTTTCAGCTTATCCGTAACAAGCTCTGATGCCGTGCTTGGAATAACTGTTACCGTCATTTCAAGGATTTCATCGTTTCCACCTACATCGTTAGGTGTGGCTGTTGCAGTTCCTACATATGCGTACTTTGCTACACCGCCAATACCGTCCGTTCCGTACAGATGGATAATATCAAGTTTTTTATCTCCATATCCATCCACCTTTGAAAGATATTCTTTTTCAAGGTTTCCTGTGATTTCTCTTGAATCAGAAGTCTTAATTCCTTTTTCAAAAGTCTGCTGATCATCTTCCATTGTGGTTGACTCAACAGTGTTTGGTGGTGATGCAGGACTTGGAACTGACTTAGCCGCAACCAAAAGATTGTATGTTCCTGCAAAGTCAGCCTGTTTGTCCGTGTGCTCTTTTACAATGACACGAGTTCTATAACTTGTTGATGCCATATTTTCTACTTCCTTTCTGCTTATAGCTGATCTAAATGCTCAACGTTTCCAATTACGCGAGTTGCACGGAATGTAACCGTTCGCACTTGCTTGGAAATTGTTTGAATTACATTTGATACCTCAAACATTTGTTGTTTAAAAAAAGACACCGCATATGCTGCGATGTCCTTAGTTGCTTTTCTTGAACCTTTGTTTGTAATTGTGATCTGAAATGTTGGGCGAATTGCATTGATTGTCTTTGCTTCATTGGTTCGTCCGGCTTCTGTGCCACCGATTTGCCTAACTAAAAGTGTCGGAAACGTTGCGGTACCGCCCGATTCTTCATCTTGCGTCACTTTAATTCCTTTTACCTTGCTTTCCATGTACGATTTCAAAAGGGAACATAAGGTATCTTCAAAATCAAGTGCCCAACTGTTTAACTCATTTTCCACCGAATACCTCCCTCGCAATCTTTACATACTGTTGAATAATCTGTTGTTCTGCATTATACATAGGCATTGTGGCTTTGATACCGTGGGTATAACGCCATGTTTCGGTCTTATCATCCCAATAGTACCAACCATCTTCAAAAGCGTGTATTTGCCCAGGATAAGTGCCGACACCGAATCCAAGTTCCGGTGCTTTGGGGTTCTCTGCGGAATTATAAAAAATACCGGCTCCAAACTCTACCGCCAACAAAGTATAGAATGGTTCTCTATCTTCTGACGTTACCGTTTTTCCGGTTGCAATCAGAATCGCATTCGAGGTCATTAACTGTGGTGATTTATCTACTCTTACCGTTATCGTGTTCCCTAATGGAGATTCCGATATGTGTTGTATTGCCACCGTCTGACCTATCTGTGCGAGCCTAGAAACAAGTAAATCGCATTTAGCCTGTAAACTATCGCGGTACTTTTCTAATTCCTTTATGGCGGCTTGTATGGACTTAGTGGATAGTGTCATTGAAATAGTTTTCTTTGCCACGCAATCACCTACTTAATATTCTTCCGAAGAAGAAACAAATCCGTGGTCAGTCCTTCATCAGCAACACCTTTTACGATGTAATCTGCGGTTTCTGAATCCACAAGTCCATCGTCAGTGCGTTTGACTTCCGAACGTTTCCACACCACATCACCGGCTTTTAGCGGTAAATATCCTTTATCCGTGACAAGCTGACAGCATGATGCGCTATCATCAATTCCAAATTCTTTCACAAGGGCTTCTGACAGCTTATTGCTGATATTGGCTTGGAATGTCGTAGGTTCTGAAAACCCTTCAACTTCCTCGCCTTTTGGAATCTTGTTGCCTTCGGAATCTAAATAAGGTACAAAGTTCCCATCGGAATCCTTGTACCCTTCATAGACAATATCTCCATTTTCGTCAGTTTGTGGGATAAATACCCTCTGACCGGAGTGCGAATACTTCATTTCCTGTTTGTTAATGTCAAGCATTGGTGTTTTCCTCCGGGATTCCGGCAACACTCGTCAGAAGTGATAACACTCCGGCAAGGACTGATGCAGAAAGAACATATTTCCAATCCACCGCACCCATAAATGCCGCCGTTCCAATTCCGGCAATCGCCGCTTGCGCAACAGTCTTGATTGCTCGGATTCCGGCTTTTTTAGTCCAATCTTTCCAATTCCTCATGGCTTTTATCTCCTTTTCCTATATGAATCTCTTCAATCTCATGTTTCATTTTCGTAACCATGCCATTTCCACCTAACGCATGGTACGCATCATACATCTCACAGAAGTTCTGATAGGCATATGACGGTATTTCTCCGATTCTGGTGTACTTTGCATGGTATTCAATAAGCTGGACGCGCAAAAGGAGCATTGTTCCTTTACTGTTCGCATCCCTGCTTTTCTTTTGTTGTTTAAGAAGCCAAACTATATATCCAAGCACTATTGGCAGTGCCACCAGATAAGTTTGAATCAAAATACTTTTCATTTGAATCTCCTTTTGACGCACTGCCCACCACCGCTTAATGTGCGCCGCCTGCAACCATAATGGTCACGCTCAATCTTCTTTAATTACATTGCTTTTGCAAACGGAAACACTCCAACAAAAAGGCTTTCACGGTCTTTCCATGTCCGGCTCACGCCGTTTTCGGAGAAACTTGCCATGTATGCTTCTCCTGCCTGTGACCGGTCGTACACTGCCAAATTAACCATAATGTTTTCATAGTTCTTAACATCACTGTCAATCTGGTCTTGCGTGTATGTGTCCGGATAGTTCCGTCTGCTGATAATCTCTTTTCTTGCCTGCTCTAAAAGCTGTTCAATCAAAGGATTACATTCTTTTTCATCAAACACAACTTTATCGGACTTTTCCCCGGTTGTTTCGTCCTCTACTTCTTCTATATGAAATTGTTGTAAACGAATTTTTACTTGTTCGACAAGTGTGTATGACATAAGCGATCTCCTACAGATTAAATTTTGCAATCAGAATTTCTTTCAGCTCCGCGCCGCTTGTCGCTTTTGCGTTTTCAATTCCCTGCTCTGTGGCAAGTTTTTGCAAGTCTGCGGTACTCATTCTGTTGATTTCGGTCTTTGTATAAGTGATATTAGGTGGATTCATAAAATCAGAAGGTACCGGAGATTTTTCCTCCGGTACTTCCTCTCCTGGCATATACCACTTGCCCTTATATTTTGTTTTGCACTCGTAAACCAAAGGATCACCTCCTAATAGCACTTAATGACATAGGTGCTATCCATTCTTTCATAAGACGGAAGTACGATTTCAGAAACCGTTGTCTTAGTCTGTACAGGGTCTTCCGATACGGAAATTGCAACAGCAACACCTGTGTTTACGATAGAAACATCTGCTGTAGGCTTTCCGATAAGTGTACGTTCTTCCGGTGTTGTACCGTACCAAGTATTTCCAAGTGCTCCGCTTGGGATAAGCGTTGCAAATCCGTCTGGGTAAAACTTAGATGCCGTACCAGCTTCATTCTTGTACTGCTTAGAGTAAACAATAATGCTGATTCCTAGTTCGTTGGAGAATACCTCTTTAACACGGTTGTCGTTCATAAAGATGTTTGCCGTGGCATTCTGCGCAAGAATGGCGGAACGAATCTTCTTATTCTGCTTAAGATGATCCATAGTCTTACGAGAAACAATCATGATAGAAGGTCTCTCTCCTGTCTCTGCTTCGACTGCATCAAGAGCAACAGAAACATCGTCAAGCGGATCAGAATTTTCGTGGTCATCCCACTTATCTGTTGCGGTCTCAAGGTTTGCAAAGTTGTGTGTCTTGTATGTGTTGCTCGGATCGTAGTTATAAGCGTAGGTTACGCCGTTTGCCTGAATGGAAATCTTTGGAGATCCATCAGCCGGTGCAAGCAACTGCATAATCATACGCTCCGGCACTACGTTTGCTCCATCAATCAGAGTGTTCGCATCATCAAAAATTCTGCTTAATACCTCGCTTGCATACGGGTCCGCGCTATCCTGTACACGCATGATTTCCTGTTCGTCAGCTTCCTTAATGAGCATAGACTCACGGAAGAAAGCCATCTCTGTTTCTGTCAGTTTGAATCCCTCACGGCTTCTCAATGTTGATACTGCGTCAAAATTGGACGGTGCAAGAGAAACCGGAAGTCCTTTGGAAGTCTTAATCCATTTCAGATCAAGTCCCATTTTCTTCTTAGCTGGGAATAATCCCGAACCAAGATACGCAATTTTATTACTTGCTACCTCTGTGTTTACAAGCGCGATTGCTTTTGCACTATACACATCTCTAATGTTCATTCTGTATTACCTCCTATTCAAATACGATTAACGGAAGGGCTGTCTTAACTGCCTCTGCAACAGCTTCTCCTGTGTTTGTCTGAATGTTTGCAGAATTTACAACTCCAAACGCTCTAAGGATTGTTCCGTTAGGATTCTCGTCCTTATAAACATCTGTAAGTAAAATTCCGATTGGTTTTGTTTCCTTATCAACCTTTCCATCTACGGCGATTGGATTTCCTGCCTTGCACACGCCTTCTGTGAATGCGGTATCATCAAGTTTGATTTCCTCGAACAGCTCTCCGCCTAATTTTCTTTTCAGAATTTCAAGCTGAGTTGTTACACTTTTTTCAGTAAACTTCATCTTTAAAACCTCCTTACGATAAATAACTGTCTACTACCGACTTAGCCGCCTCATTTGTTCCAGCTAAAGTCTTTCCGATCGACTCTGCGGCTTTTTCCGCTTCTGTCTTTTCGTTGTCTTTATTTCCGCCAGCCGTTCCGCCGCCCGGATTCGTACTGCCATTTGCAATCTCCTGTTCCTTGGCTTGCGCTGCGGCGGTCTCTTTTTCGGAGATAATCTTTCCAAGAACGTCATAATCAAAGTTGCCATCGTCTTTTACAATCTGCGCTGCCTGTTCTGCGGTAACATTAAATTTAGATGCAGCATTGGCTCTCTGCGTGGCTATTGCCTGCGCTTTTTCAAGTTCCGCGATTCTCGCATTGGCTTTTTCGAGGTTCTTATTTGCCTGCTCGACTTCCGTGAGCTTTCCCTGTTCGATATCATCGAGCTGCTTCTGCAACTCTTCAGCTTTGTCAGCCTTTGTCTTGTACTCGTCAACCTTTGCTTTGGCTCTCTGTACGGAACTTCCGTAATCTGCCATGATCTTGTCTGCGTTTTCCTCGCTTAATCCCATAGCAATCAGATCTTCTCTCTTCATTCATTACCTCCGATATGTCATACGAATTTTTATACGGTGCAACGACACCGAACGACATTGTTGATTTTTACGCTCACAACTTTGCGAATTTTTATAAAATAAAAACAGCCACCAATTACTCGGTGACCGTTTTATCTTTGTTTGTCTGGCTCTGTGTGCCATCTGTATTCATTTTATTTATCAATTCTTGTGCTTTCTGTTCCTGTGCTTCTACATCATCAATGGTTTTCCATAGATTATCTAAGTATGGCTTTGACAACAGGAATGTCTTTTCTGCATCTCCCCAAAGTCCGACAGATTTAATTGCCACAAGCGGATGAATACCGGCTTGTAAAAGCTGATATAGTGTCTGTGACTTGGTGTACATATTGTCTTGTGGGCTATGGTTAATCTGAACATCAAAGTCGCGCAAACTCAGTCCCAAATCGTGATCCTGTATGCGAATTACGTTCAGAACAACTTTCGCAAGTCTTTTTTCAGCCGACTTTACAATTGGGTCTTTTAGTTTGGCTCTCGACTTTGAGAAGTCCCATCCGTTTCTAAGCTCAACCGCTCCCTGTGTATCTCCACCGGAATTATTGTTGTTCTTATTCGGTATAGCAAGAATGGACTGTGCATTATCCCACAAATCATCCTTTGCGACTTGGCACTCTGTCTGATTCAACTCTTGTGTCATAATATCAACATCTGATTTATTCTGCTCATTATTGGATTTTACCGTCAGCGCATGGGAAATCTTCATTTTTTCAAAGGTTTCCGGGTCAATGTCGCAATTTACAAACTTTATCCAAAACTGAACAAACTGCTCAACGCCATCCATTCGGTTTGACTGCATCGTATTGATTGCATCCAATAGTCCGATCACAAGCTCAATATCAGAAATGCGCTCATGGTTGTTCGGAAACTCAACAATCGGGATTCCACCAAAACCATGCAGTTGCCAATCTCGAACCTCTCCATTTACAATCTTGCATTCGTATGAATCCGTGTAGCATAGTTTATACATCTGTCCATCGGCGTCCTTAAGCTCTTGGATTGCTAAAAGTGGTTCTTCTGTGGAACGACTATAGATAACAAAAGTGTTCATTGGTGTTGGTGCAACAATTCTAAATGGTATATCTCCATTTTTTGTAATCTGTACCGCCTTAAATGACGTTCCGGTTGCTGATTGCCACTCCCCTGCCTTAATGTCCTTTTCCTGCTTATTGGCATCGGTCAGATAATCGTTAAATTCATCAACCGCATTGTTTATACGGTCATCGTCTTTCCTACTGATAAGCTGAATTGGCTCACCGTAAGTCTGACCAACCTTGAATTGAACAATCTCATAGGCATGGTTTTCAGGCACCTTATTGGTTATATCCGCATTCTGTACCTTTGTTCGGTACAATACAGGCTGATCGCCCTTGTAATAGTTCCACAGATAACGGATGATCGTCTTGTTGAAATAAAATGCACCAATGCAGTTTCCGACAACATTCACGATATTGTCTGCCGTAATCTGTTCTACGTTAGCATATGCAATTTTTCTTCCGTATCTGCCTTTTACAAGGTCATGAAAATACTGTGTATTCATATAAATAAAACTCCACTACTGCAAGCGCGTTTCGGTATTGGCTTCGTTTCAATTTTGCCTGTTGCCACGCGATAAATCACAATATGATTGCATTTTTTACATTTACACGGATGATCTATCGTAGATCTCCCATCATAATGTCCGGCAATTCTTCCACAATCCGGGCAATATATAGTTACTTTTTTCATAGCAACCTCTTTCTTGTAAATAAAAAACACCGCCATTTCTGACAGTGTCTTTTACGGGTTATATGCTTTTGGGGGTTGTAGGAATTTGCTTTTCTACTCTTTTAGTATACCATGCAAATTTTAGGAAATGTTGTGATGTCCATAACGTCTTTCAAACTCCTGCAATGCTCTTTTCCTAAGTTTCATAATGTTCCTGTAGGAATATTTCATCTCAACGGAAATCAAGTTCCAATCTTTCCCATTGACGTAATGTGATGAAAGCACGATATATACATCTGTATTATCCATACTGTCAATTTGCGATATGATAATCCGTCTTTTATCAACCAATTCATCTACAAGCGTCTGGATCTCATTCTGTAAATCAACAATTTTCGATACCGCGCCCCCCATCTTGTCGGGATTGCCGGATGATTGCACATCCACCTCTTTCGGGGATATGGATATGGAAGTTGCCATGTCGGATAGCTTCTTGATTTCTTCCAGCTTATTTGCAATCGCATGATCAATTCTGCTTATCTGTGAAAGATATTTGTCTGTTGTCATATCCTAATACCTCCTAAATGGGTTTACTGCCGCTTCTACCTTTGCTTGTGTTCCGCTTCGCATCTCGTTCTCAAACAAAGCAACTGAATCCGGTGCATCATCATGCTTTACTTTTCCACTTCTTGTCATGGTTGTAAGTTCTTTCATAAACTTGTAATATTGGCTCTGCCTGTCCATTTTCTTGAAATCGCGAAAATAATAATCACGAATGATATTATCTCTCGCATTTTCCATTCGAGTTATTTTGTTTGAACAATTAAACTTGAATCGCGCGCTACATCTTCCGCCTTGCTTTTTTACAATTTCCATTACATCTCGACCAAAATATTCTCCGGCACTGTTACTCTCGAATGTAACCGTCTTTACGTTGTGCTTAATAAGCATATTTGCGCATTCCGGCTTGGTAAACTGTGTTCCGGCATTGTCGAACACTACATCTACGATATAAACCTCGTTGCCGTACACATAGCCAATTGGCATTGAGCAGCTATCTTCTCCCTTATCTGCACTATCACAAGCCGCCATAATTGCATCTGGTTCTCGATCAACAGGAAGTTCCTCAAAATAATTAAGCTCATTCTCCGCAAACATTCTCCCTTTTGCTTCAAATGGTTCTTGTTGGAACTCTGCCGCCCACGTTTCTTCCGAAACAAGTTTTCTTTCCTTTTGGTAGTAAACGGTTGTGAATATCTTCCGCAATCCCTTTTTATCTTTTCGATAAATCTCCCAATTGCTTTCATCTGTGATTGGGTCAAGTGCCGGAATCGCAACTTCTTTCCACCGCCACTCCAATTCATCAGCTTTATTTTGCAAAGCCGTAATCGGGTCATACAAGCTGTATTTCGTTCCCTGTATGATAATAGGCGTTCCCTCTAATCGTCTACCGAGAACATCATCTGTTACTTTCTCGCAAAGAAACTCTAATCTATCTCTATTTCGTGCTTCCTCATGGTTTTTAACGCAGTCATCAATATAAACAAGCACATTTGCTTCGGTACATCCTACGATTGCACCATCAATCGGACGGCATGTAAATGTCGGGAAGATATTTTTGCTCTTAAGGTCGATTGATAGATTTTCAGCACTTTTATAGTCCTTTTCGCCTATCTTTGTTGCTTCCGGGAAAACATTTAAGAATCGCTTATATGTTTGTTCTGTTTCAAAATCCTGTAATAAACCGCCGTAAAATCTTTTTACAAGTCCTTCTCCTTTTCCGACACCGAATATGCTTCCGTCCGGGTCGCGTCCGCCCATCATCTCCGCCAATTTCAAACCGCCTGTTGTTTTTCCGGTTCTTTTCGGTTGCGATACAGACAAAAAATCCAATTTCCCGTCATAAATTTCTTGATACGCTGATACAACCGGTTTTAAAACTATTTGTCGCGGAAAATAAAATCTTTTATATGGATCTTTTGTGTCTAATTCTATGTATCTAAAAAAACTATCAACAAGATACGGAGATTCAAGCAATAAAATCTCATAGTAGTCATTTAAAAGTTGAAATTCTATATCGTTTTCAAAACAGTAGTATTCCATTGCCGGTATATGAAATCCTGTTATTTCAAAGATAAGACTATCTATAATTTTTTTAACTCTGCTGGATAATTTAAGGGAAAACGGAATATCTTTATCAGAAATTCCACGTCTTACAGATGAAACATATGCATTTGATACTCTTTCAGCTTCACCATCAACAACAATTTGATGTATCCCTTTACGTTTTAAGTAACTGTCGTTACTTTTTAGTTGATTTATTAATTCAATGCTTGCCAAACAAAAAGCACCTCCGCAAAAGCAGAAGTGCCTTGACCTCTGCCTATAACTGTTTTAGGTTAGCGACTACAATCAATCTGTAGCCGGTAATATGCGTAGTCAGTAGTAAAAGCTATTCTTAGCACACCAATATTGTACGCACCTCTTAGTGTTTCGGAAATTATTTAAAGACTATTTTCTTGGTCTGATTATCTCTCTAATTCATCAATTCTGTTTTCAAGTACATTTATGTATTCTCTCATTTTCTTATCACCCGAAGGAAACTTCGGTTTCTTTTGCTTACTTTTTATCTGTAATCTCAAATGGTACAATCGACTCTGGAATATAATTAACCTCATACTTGTACTTATTCACTTCAGCACCACCTAAATCCTCAATGACATACATCGTATCTTCATTTAGTCCAATAATATGTCTCTTATATGTACCATCTTCCATCTCTACAACAAGTGTCACCTGATCATCTGTTGCATCCTCTCTACTAAATGCACCAATCATTTCAAACTCAACCTTATCAGTACGAGTGTTGATTACTGCAAATCTTCTAAGAACATTAAAGTTCTCAGCTTCCTGTTTCATATTATATGTAACCTTTTTTGATTCAGTTTCGAAAGCACATCCAGTTAATGATGTTGCTACCATTCCAACTGCCAACATTACTACTAAAATTTTCTTCTTCATATGATTTATTCTCCTTTAAACTTGATGCCATTGCTTTTCATTGTACTTAATAATTCTTCTAATGTTCTCCTTCCAATATCTTTCCAACGAATGATGTCATCGGGTGTGTAATTACTCATATCTTCAATGGCTTCAATTCCGTGTTTGTGTAAAATTGCGTATAATCTAACCGAAATATTCATCTCTGATATTTTCATAATCTCGCCCCCTCAACAATTTATTTTTATACCCTCTGTTAATATCGCAGTCTTATCCTCATTCAGAATTGCATTTCCGTTTTCATCCGTTTTATGCCATCGTGCATCAACTTTAATCATTGGACTTTGCTTTGCATGAGCGATAAAATGCAACTCCATGTCCGTGCAGCTTACTTTTTTGCCGTCAATAAACACTTGTGCGGTTTTGCCATCGGATTTTATCATAATTTTTTCTTCTTCTGGCTCAAATGGTTCGCATTTATACATAGATTTCCAAGAATCTTCATACCACCTATCCATCTCTCCAATAACGGAATTTGCATAATATGTCGGCTTGCTCATAGTTTTTGTTCGGCTACATAAAACTTCTTGATAATTCTGGATAATAAACTCACATTCAGCACCGTTATATTTATAATCTTTATAAAACTGATAAAAAGATTTCAAATTTTTGATAAAATCAACTAGTGTTTTCATTTCCAATGCACCTTGAACCCTTTCTTCTTATACTCCTCTACGGCTTTTTTAAGGCTCATATCGTCATCATACTTTTCATTCAGCATAATCACTATATTGCCTTTTTCGATGCCATATATATTGCAATCCGCAAGTTTCTTAGCAGTTTCAAGGATGGCTTTTGCCTGCTTGCGGCTCATTTCATAGGTTTGTGTTCCCATATTAACTGTCATTTCTCATAAACTCCTCAAAATCTTCCATACATTTATAGCACAAGTCGTATGTGGTATTAAAAACGCCGTTTCTTGTAACCGAATTTCCACAAAGTATTCCTTTTTCAATTTCAGTACCGCACCTATCGCAAGTGCGCCATTCTTTTTGATGTTTCATATAAATCCCTCACTTATCACATTCGATTCCCGGAATGAATGTTCTTTTACCCATACAAGCATCTTCAAAAGTCGTAGTTTCTATTGAACATCCGCAACTAACCGGGTCTAATGGACAATTTTCATGGTTAATACATGTGCATAAAATTTCTTTTTTCTGCTTCATCATTCCACCGCCTTTCAAACCAACCCTAGCATACATAAAATATCAAGTCCTGATATTTCTCTTGCTCCCTCTCTTGTGTGCGTAATAATTTCTTCCATCGAGCATTTTTCCATATCGTTGCACTTACTCTTATCAAAATTTCTCGAAAAACAGTAATGTAGACAATACCCATATCCGACTCCAAGTAGAGTACCATGAATACTTTTACAGACAACATTGTAATTTTCTGTTTTTAAAATATCATGTTCTCCATCTAAGAAACATTCTTTTCCGTTGTTGTCCATCTTCTTTTTGAGATATTCAAGAAAAATTCTTATGTCTTTTTCTGAATCGGAAATATACAAAATAGAATCCTTCTCTCTGTCATCAATTATTTGTTTCGATTCATTGCCACAAAAATCACACATATTACACCAACTTTCTTCCGCAGATAGGGCAAAAATTAATTTTTACGGCTCCTGCAACCTCTTTTCCATCGCTATTGTCGAAAATCATGTTATTTTCAGCTCCAAAAAGGACTAAATTTCCTTTACCATCAATGATTTTCTTTTTATTCCGACAAAAATCACACATTCTTCCGCCACTCCCCTTTATTAAATACCACGTTTTCAAATATTGCCGTTTCCACCTTATCCGGCTGACTTTCTGGAACGTTCCTTGCCGGAATCTGTGTAAATAGGTATTTGCAATAAGGGCACCTATTAACTTCGGAGTCAAGTATTAGCATTCCACAGCACAAGCAACTTGTCATAATTCACACCCCAATCATAGCAAAAATCGGAATCCTCGTGAGATTCCGTGTCTTTCGTTTGATATAAACATTCCGCAATGTTTTTATCATCGAATAGCGGCACAGGGAATCGAACCCTGTCAGTCAAAACCATGCCAACCGCTTTCAAATCTGCAATTTCTAATCACGGAAGGGTTTTCTGTTTCCAATGATACCGCTACCATCCATAAGTCTCCCATCGACCGGAACTATTGCAGTAGCACCCGACTAAGTGGAGATAAGGATAAACGCAGATATTCGGACTCGAACCGAAACACCGTTTTCGGCTACTGACTGTTTAGCAAACAGTTTCCTTACCAGTTAGGATTATATCTGCACGCGCCGGGCATGGAAGTTCCCTACCCGAACCATTCCTTGCGTTTCAGAATGGCACGGTGCTACTAACACCGCTCAATGGCTTGTAGCGGTATCGAGCCGCCCTATACAGATTTTCAGTCTGTCGCTAACCCATCTCAGCTAACAAGCCATGTCGTGTAGTTTCCGTTTTTCCTTGCTCCACACTACACTAAGTGCAAGGTTCTTTTAGTCAGCGGTTACCGCCATCTTTTGAATGACAACCGCTCAATCCAGTTACCTGTGCTAAGTTTAACCGGTATATTGATTAGCACCTGCATTTCTGTAATAAACACACTAGGGGTGTACTGGCAACATCACCTGTGGGGATTACAGGAATCGAACCCGCGACAACCCGGATATAAGCCGTGTCTTCTACCACTGAATTAAATCCCCATAACCGCCATCAGACGGTTAGCAATAATGTTTATCGTGCTATGCCTTGCACTATCCGGTTTACAGCATTTCACCGGCAACTCAATGTTACCATGCAAGCCTATTTCCATGGTTCTACTCCGAATTAAATTATTGCAGAGCAATAGACAAGCATCGTATTTCAGCCAAAACATAGACCGCCTGCAAGCAGACAGCATAATTTGACCGAGTAGGTGGGTGAGGATTTGAACCTCACATAAACCGTGCACTGTTCACATTGGAGGGAATCGAACCCATAGGACTTCAACCATGAGTTTTTAATCTTTGTCCTGTCTCTTCCATCTGCGCGTCTACCTATTCCGCCACCACCTAATTTCATGGCTCATGCACCGTGGGATAGACGCATGATAGAATACCACCGGACGGTCTCGCACCGTCCTTAACAGAATCGTCCTAGTGGCGAAAGGAGGAACCCAAATGCTTGAATCACTCAACCAAAGGTTCAAGTACGTATGGAAAACATACGTGGCTACATGAAACGTCAGCATGCAACCAATTAGGCTACCGGGATTCGAACCCGGAATGCAGGAATCAAAATCCTGTGCCTTACCGCTTGGCGATAGCCCATCATTTCCAAATGACCATAATATTCATTGCAAAAATCGCATATGAAAGCAAATACCCCATTGCGTTTGAATTGTCTTTTTGTTTTACCTGTCCTCTCATAAGTCCCAGTATTACGAGGGCATCTGTCGCTGTTGCAATAACTTTCAAAGCCATATCAATATCTCCCATCCTCAAAGCTGTGTTCCTGTTTGAATCGTTCCATTTCATTTACGCTCATACCGAAAAGTCCTGCAGATTCATCAGAGTCCGTATGTTTGAAGTATTCGCCCTGTTGTGGAAACATGAACCGGAACATAGCATAATTCGCAACGTCACACAGGTATTCAAGGTTTCCGGTCTCTTCAAACTTGGCAAGACACATTTTCAAACTTTCAACCGCATTAACATTTCCGGTAGAAAAGTTCATTCTTGCCGGTCCGTATTTGTAATACGACTGTTCAATCAATCCTTTGCGTTTTTCATCAAAGGTTTCGGAATACTCGGTTTTCATCAACTCATTGCTGCATCTTGCCATTAAACATCACCTTCCGCTCTGTGGTTTGCTCTTTCAATGTCAAACCCTTCCGGATAACGTGCCTTAAGCTTGTCTACATTCATCTGCATGATCTCATCAAGGCTCCAGCCGAAGGATTCGCAAAGCATTGCAAGATACCAACAGATATCTCCAGCTTCTTTCTTTGCGTGGTCAATATCAAGCTGTTTCTCGTGGAAAATCCACTTTTTAATCATGTCGTTGAACTCTCCAACCTCACCGGATAACCCAAGGCAAGCATTAAAGATACCGCCAAGGTCATAATCTTGCAACGCAGATGCGATATTGTTATTTTTGCAAAATTTAAGCAAATCAAGTTTATCCGAAATTCTTTCTGTCGCCTTGCGATCATTTGTCCGCATGGCTAAAGCCTGATACTCATTACCGGTCATATATCATTCTCCTGTCCGAAACACTCTTTTTTGTTTTTAAAAAAATTTTTGGAAATGTAGTTGCGATTCGCAACGTGAAAGTGAATTGTTATAAATTTATTATAGCCTATTTACGGTGAAAGTCAATGGGTGTTGTTTTGTAAGTGGCTTTTTATTTTTTGAGGTATTTGAGGGACTTAGTAGCCGCCCGGTGTCCTTTCTGTCAGACCCCCTCCCCATCCTTTTCCTGCAAACATGGAAATCTGAAATATTTTCCGTTTCGTTTTGTTGTCATTGTGTGAAAATCAAATTGTTTTAATACAATTCATGTCATACCCTTGCAACTATTCGCAAAACCTAACTTTTCCGAATAGTTCACGAATAGTTAAAACGCTACAACCCTTGATATTACTGCATTTGTGAATTGTAGAATAATTACACACAATTCAAACCATATTATTCGCCGCTGCATCCGTGAATTGTGTATCAATTGCGTGCAATTCTTGGCTCTTTTTCTCGTCCAATCTTGGCAGCTCCTGCGCTGTAATTGCCCTTCTTTGGGTGGCATTATCTCCAATGCCTGGCTGATTCATGCCGAACTCGTTGTTACCCACGAACATAGTACCGATTGGATGATTAGAGTCGTACGCACGATCAAGGATGCAATCCTTGCGTGATCGCTGCAATTTTTGCCAAATCTTAAAAGCCAACGAACTTGATTCCTCATCTTTCCACAGGTCAAATGTTGTTGTAGGTATATTACAAAAATAACTGAATGCTACTGTACTCACCAACTTGCTGTACACATTGGAGAGATATATATAATAATCACAAAGCTTATATAATACCTCTCTGTCATATCTGTTACAATTAGTCGGTATAGTTGCATTACCAAGAGGTTTCAAGCTCTTGTCTTTTAGTACCGATGTATCAGGGAATAGATGCATACCAACATACTGCATAACAGCTTTCCATTGTCTCTGTCCAGCTTTTAGTAAATCTTCGATGTGAAATTCTATACAAGCGTTGTCTATTAAATCCTGTACAGTTGATGTGTATATCTGTACTGTACCTAGATCCACTATAAGGCTTGTAAGATCTACACTCTCTACATCCTGCATATATTCACACCTCCAATCTGTTAATCTCTCTGCTTTTGGTATACACTATTTCCGGGTTTAAAGTCAAGCCTTTATTTTTTACGGTGGTATTATATATTACACCGCGCGCGTATGCGGATATACACTTACTCTACATCTATAGGCTTTAGATACAGTGTATTATTATTAATCTAAAAGATTAAGAAAAAGAGAGAGAAAGAGAAACATAGTTCTGAAAAAGCGACGTCAGACGATTGTGTCGCCTTATGTCAGTCGATTGTCAGACGATTTTTTGCAAAAACTGATACTATCCTATCATTTTTGTACTTGGTTTTATTTGACTAACACTATCATTGTTTATAAAAATTTAAGAAAAGTTTTATAGTTTATTTACGATTTTTCGGAGATTTTGTAAGATATGCCCGGACATGTTGTTGATTTTGGACATGGCAAAAAAAGAAAAGGTGGCCGGAAAAAGTTGCCCCTTGTTTGAAAATATTTACTTGTATTTTGCTCGGTTTGACGATAAAATATAGATATGTCTCGCGTGGTGGATGCTCTGCGCGTGGTATCTGGAGCAATTCCACGGATACAAGGATTGAAATAATTATATTCTCAGTGACAGAAAAAGAGTGGGTCAGATACTTAATCTTTCCCACTCTCTTTCTGTGCCATTAAGCACTGGATAAATAATAATCCTGTTTCTATTCCCACCTTTTACAAGGTGCTTTATTATATTACAATGCATTTTCTTACTTGTCAATAGCATTTCCTATCCAAAACGCTTCTATTGGAATGTTATTTTTAAACAGAACTATATAATTTTGTTCTAATTTATTTGAATCTAGGCTATAATTTCCGTCTGCTTTCCAAGAATAACCGGCTTCTTCTTTGCTGCTTGTTTGCAAAGAGTTGTCTAACATATTCTCTACGAAAGATTTAATTTCTTCTTCTGTGCCATTTTTAACCCATTCTTCAGAAAATTCAAGATACCCACTTTCTTCCTCTATCTTGTAATATTCTATATTTCCATTTTCGTCATAACTTTCGTTATCTAAATATATTCTATTGCAAAATATTCCTTTCATTTTTCTTTCCTCGCTTTCTTTTTTAATGCTTGCCGATCGTCTGTATTATACAACCAAAATCTCCAGCGCGATATATATTTATCTCCTGTGCATTAACCCGGTATGTCAATTCGTCATCATCATAAATCTTGAGCCAGTGCTTAAAATCAGCGACTTTTTTATAATGCGCGCCTATCTCCGCGTCTTCGTCAACGATGTATGCCATATAACTTCCGTCTTCGCCAAAATCAAGAGTGCTTGTTTTCAATCCGTTTTCGTCGCATCCAACAAGTATTAATGCCGCAATATCGCTTGCCCCTATAAACCTTTTCTCGTACTCTTTGTAGTTCTTCATTTTATGTTTTCCTCTCTTTCTTGTCTGGTTAATATATTTCAATAATCTGATTTTCTTTTTCGCGCATAAATTTTTGATAATATGCTTCTCCGTTCTTGGAAAGTATTAACTCATACAGTTCCTTGTCAGACAATTTCTTTCCATCCAGAAAATCATCTACTTTTTCGTAATCAAGCTCGCCAGTCTCGTCTTTAAACTCATTATCGCTAAATGATTTCCCATACTTTTCTAAAAGTGCCGTGTCATAAAGCGGAAAATCCGGATCACTAATTATTCCTCTTTCGTCCAGTTCATCAAAAAGATCTTTGAAGCTTTCTGATTCCTGTTCGTATTTTACGAGTCCATTCACACTCGTTGCCTTCCATCTAATCATATTCCGTTCTCATTCTTACTCTTCAGATTTTCTAATTTTAACATATGCCGTCCCCCTTTCTTGGCTTTCGCCTTTGCTCTATTTCTTTGATCTGATTACATTATATATAGTTAGTGCTTAATTGTCAATACTTAATTAGTGCTTAATTTATTATTTTTTCATTCTATCCATTTTATCGAGTTCCGCAAGAATCAATTCTCTAGCAAATGCGCTTGTCTTTAATCCGTATGAGTTGATTCTTTCTATTGTTCCAAGTGGCAATATAATGTTTATTCTATCTTTATTGCTCATGCATTTTTTAACCGCTTGTCTGTTCTTTTCCGCTTTTGTGTTTTCGTCCATATTCCTACACCTCCGTATTTTTTCTTACATTATATATAGTTAGTGCTTAATTGTCAATACTTAATTAGTGCTTAATAATAATGCATAATTTCTAATATGATATTAGTGCTTAATTTTGTATGTTTTGCCTATATACATTAGTGCCTAATTTCTGTATAATACAAGTATCAAATGAAGCACAGAAAGCGAGGAAAACAACATGAAAGATATGAAAGCGGCAGAAACATTATTAGAAAGCAAAGGTTATTATATTTCGAACCAGTTTGACGGTTTTACCACTCTTCCGGATGAATATGAATTGAGCGATGTAAACGGAAATGTGGTTATTGACCATTTAAGCGAAACACAGGTTTTACAGATTTCAGAAATTTTATAAGGAGGCTTACAGATATGAAAAATTATACGAAGTTTATGAAATGGGCGGTTGTTTACATGATCGACAGAAAAACGCAGGACAATCGAAAAAGCAAAGTTGAAGTTGAGGCACTGTTTTCATCAGTTCCGCAGGCAGAGGACAATTATATAATCCGGAATCCGGAGCATAAACGCTACATCGTCCATGTTGACGATCTGGAAGAGCTTGAAGTGGTTTATAACCAATTCCAAGACCTGCGCGAAAAATATGGAGATCATGCGATATTCCACATCAAAGATCTTAATTTCGGGTGTGATAAGGAAAATAAATGGCGTGAAATATTGAAAATCTATACAAGCATTGATTTTTAGCCGAAACGCTCCGATCTGGAGCGTCAGCCGCGGGACGGTCTCCCGGCTCTGATGATGGCAGACCAGAAAGGGGAAACATGGACGACAAAATACAAATATTGTTTGAGTTAAAACTTGCAGGGTTTGACATTTCCGCGAACCTTGAAAAGATGTATCAAAAGTACGGAAAAGAAGAATTTCAGAGAGCCGCAAAAAATAGCGGTTATGGATTTATCTTGAAATAACGAAAGGATGGTTGATTTTATGACAAAAGCGGAACTGCTGAAAGAATTTGACAAGCTGGAAAAGGAAAAAGGAGTACGCATTGAGGGCATTTATTACAATAGCAAGAAAAGCGCTATAGAAAACGCTATAGAGTGCCTAAAGTGCCCGGATGAACTGTTAAACAAGTATTTAATGGTTGTAAGTCTCAAATATCCAAATAGTGGGCGTGTGATTGCTGAAAATGGAGATTTTAAACGCCACAGCCACAACCGGCTCTATGTATTTAATACAGCACGGCAGATTTTAGCAAGTTAGGCAAGCGGCGGCGTTTACCGGGGTTCGATTCCCCGGCTTGCTTTTACCGGGAAACTGGAAAAATTTGAATATGGAGGACTTGAAAATGGGAAAAACAAATATTGATATGTGGTATGGTGACAAGCCGGAACAGGTGACAGAATTAGACATATATTTTAATGATTTAGGCGGGTTTTATTCCGGAAATCTTCGCATTTTCGGGAAAATTGTTGGTGATTATTACGCCGACAGCGTACAAGACATAGAAAAAGCCTTTCCGCACCTTGCGAAAAATATTGAAAACTGTTTGAATTAGCCGCCACAGAGGATGCCCGCCGGATCACTACCGGCGGCGGTTTTATGAAATTGAAAAGGAGAAATAAAAAATGAATGAAAATAACTATGTTTTGCACGCAAAAAACGGCGTTGTGCTTGTGACAGAATCGCAAGCAATTAACAACGCGCTAGATCAAGAAAAAAGTGGCGTTATTCCGCGTTACTCATTCCTGGATTATAAAACCGGTGAAAACCTCACACCGCCCGGATGGCTCGTGTGGTCAACTTTTGCGGACGGATGCGGCGTTGTGTACCGCAGATCTGACGGAAAAATGATTATAACAACAGGATTCCAAGGGGATTTTGTTGTAATTTAAGGCGGTACTCTTCCGCCCTATTTCGCGTGTTTGGTGCATCCGTTCCGGTTCGATTCCGGGAGCGCGGACTACATGGAAATCGGTTTCCATGCGCAAATTGACAAATAAACGTAACACAAGGAGGTGGGAAAGATGGGAAAATATGAGTATATCGGAAAAAGGGAAATCATGCACCGGGTGTCTGCCCTTGGTTATCTGGAAATATCCGGCAAAATGTGCGGCTACTCAAAGTTTGAGGGCGTGGAATGGGTGGAGTCTGCAAAAATCAAAATAACCGTACAGCGTGGCGGCGATTGGTTGCAGATCACGCAAAGACCGGAAAACATAACACACACTTACAGTCGGTACGATGGGAAAAACTATCTTGACAAGTGGTAAAATGCGGTCTATGCTAGACTATAACTATAGCCGGGCAAGCGTTTTCTGACGTTTGCCTGTGATCGGCAATACCATCAAATATCATCAATGAATTATCTATATATGGCATAACATATAGTGTATTTGTGTTATTTGCGGAATGCCGAAGATAATTGCACGTTTGTTACACGTTTTTGGAAAACCGCGAAAATGGAATCTTGACCCCAAAAACGCTACCCCAGGGGGGTACAAAAAAATTACGAAATATTTTTTGGGGCGCGGAAAAAATTTTCTTTCATCAAAAACCCGCCAGTTAGGCGGGTTTTCTTATTTCTTCTCTTTCATTACAATTTCTAAATCAAGCCCCAATGCATCCGCAATCTGCCGCATTTCCTTTTCTGAAAAGTTGTCACGTTTCATTTTTGCTGATAGGTTCTGTTGAGTTGTTCCTATCTTTGTGGCTAACTCTTTAGCCGTCATTTCTTTTTCAACCAATGTTAATCTTAACAATTTAGTAAACATCATACGTCTCCTGCTCATCTCTTTGCTCTCTTATGTCGCTCATATCAAGCACTATCTTCTGTTTATCATCTATTTCAAAATTCAACGTAACACCTAAAAAATCAGATATTTTTATTAAATCCTCTGCCGAAAAGCTGCCACGATTAAATTTATTCCTTAATGATTGCGGTGACATTCCAAGCAATTCTGCAAGCTCTACGCTTTTCATCTCTCTAATTGACATTATTGATTTTATTTTATTTGATACAGACATTCTCTCACTTCCTTTCTGAAACAAATATATCACATTTCAAAACTAATGTAAACAAAAAAAGTATAAACGTACTCAAAAAACGTATTGACAGCGTAATTTCAAAGGTGTATAGTGTACTCATAAACAAAACAATCGCAACGAAAGGAGCAATTAAATGAGACAGCTAGAACAGACCATTACCACTTTAGAAATTGCAGAAATGATGGAAGTGAAACACTGGCAGATTTTAAGAAAATTAGATGGTACGAAAAAAGTTAAGGGAATTATTCAAATTCTTAGCGACAACAAAATTGTTGTGGCTGATTTCTTTCAAGAATCATCATATACAGATGAACAAGGAAAAGAAAGACCATGCTACAAAGTAACCAAGCTGGGATGCGACTTCCTTGCAAACAAATTCAACGGAGAAAAAGGCATTGTATTTACTGCCCGATACGTGAAACGTTTTGCCGACATGGAGAAAGCCATAAAGAAACCACAGGCGGCATTGCCGAAAAATGATGACCCATTTGCAGATTGTTACATTGCAAAACAGCAATTGGACGCATCACGCGGAGCGTGGTTCAGAAAAAATAATTGGAAATTAAAAATTATCATGGAACAGTTTGGGTGGACGAGAAAATTTTTATATCACAAGATTCTCGTGGAGCTATCTGACATTTACGACTTAGAACTTGAAGAAAAGTTCTATGTGCAGAGGTTTGGATATAGACCAGAGTACAAATTGGATTTGTTGGATGGCAGTAAAAGCCTTGCCAGACTTGCGACAGGATATATCAACTATTTATTAACAGAAGAAGGAGACTACTAAAATGGATGAATTTATTAAAATTGTATGTTCAAGTCAGCTTGACAATGAAACCGGAAATGCCTTTGTTGAATACTTCTCACCCTTAACAGAGAAGCTAAAAGGGTTATTAAGTGAAAATTTATATTCAGAGTTCGAGGAACTGCTTTTTAGTTGCTGTGCAAAGAATAATGATTTTTACATGACGGAAGGCGCGAAACTCGCTATAGAAATAATGAAAGGTTCTTACATTCCGAAAGTCTGACACAATTCCGGCGGCGATTCAAACCGCCGGATTTATTTTTTCCCTAGCGCAACGATGTTTTCTTTCGTGAAAATCAAAGACCGCGCCGCATAATCACTTTTGCTCAACTCTTCTATCAGCTTTTCCCTAGTCATATCCGGATTCGTCCGGTGCACGTACTGCAAGAGTTCCGAAATTTTATCCATTATGCAACAACCTCCATAAATTCAATCAATAGTCTGTCTGCTATTTCAAATACTTCTCTTCCGTATGTAGTCAAGAAGTCTGCTACAATTTCCTCGGTGCCAATATCCATGTATACATTATATGAAAGACAGAATGCATGACATAATTCGTGGCATAACACACGGTCAAGGAATTTTCCGCGTAGATCATCCGCAAGATATATCGTTTTCGTGTCCCTGTCGGTCATGCCTACCGTTCTGCTTCCATCACTTCTCTGTAGCATATCGCTGTAACGCGATACTTTGACCAAATTCCATATTTCATTGTTTATCGTGAACAATTTACCACCTCGCAAACAAAGAGGGCAAAATGCCCTCTCTATTACATTTTCGTGACAAGCGTAGTCAGCTTTGTCTTGGTTAACTGTTTCTCTTCTGGGGACATGCCGGAAAACAGTTCGGTCACATCTTCCGAAAGAGATTTCATGTACTTTTCAAGCTCTTTCATCTTTGCGTCCTTATCTTCCGGTGAATTTCCGTTATGCATTTCCTTTGTCTCCATGTAGCTTCTCCGACTCATACCGGCTCTGCCCTCTCTTGCATCGTGAGTACCGGTACTCATGCCATTATTTCCGCTCATAGGCTCTGAATAATACATCTTTCCCATACTCATTCTGTCAAGGTCTCTCATTCGGTCGTATTCCGGCATTCTCTCCCATTCGTGGTAATCTTCCGGCATCTGATGATAATATGGCGGTTCTACATATCCTCTGCGTGTTCCACGCCCTTTCGGTGCGAATCTGCCATTTGCATAGCGGTAATGGTCGTAAAATCTTCTTTCTGGATAATCCTCGTACTGTTCAAGCATACGCATAATATCCTCATTGTCTTCAGACTTTTTCATGGCTTCAACAATGTTATAGTCCTTGTCAAAGCACACGATGTTCTTTGCAATCTCCGTCCAATCCTTGAGATCATCAAGGTTTTGTCCCTCAAAATTCTCAATTCCAATGCCGTCAACGTGGGCTTTCACGCAATCCATAATCTGTTTCGCAAACTTATGCATAATATCAAGCCTCCCTTACCGCAATCAAATTACTGTTCTGAACCTCGATAGCCTGTGTGGACGTATTCTGCACGGCTACGGTACTGCAACAACCGCAAGGCACATCCACGTATGCCTGAGCCGAAACGTTAAATAAATTTTGTACTGCTGCCGGAGTAACTATCATTCGTGTTGACTGTAAAGGCTCTCCGTCTACTGCAATGGCAAGTGATATAGCTCCAACTGTACCGCCTGTCGGAATCTGAATGTTTCCAGAATACGATACCAAAAATCTAGCTTTACACTGATTTGTGATACCTCTTAACTTGATAATTCCGCTTCCCTGTCTGTGTACGATACATTTTGTTCCGTTTACTGCTGTTTCTGTGAATGCAACATCTTCTCCAGCGGCAACGGTTTGTAATGCAATTCCTGTTACTTCCATTATTTTTACCTCTCTTTCACAAAATAAGGGCAAACATTGTAGTCTGCCCTTGGGTTATAAGTAATACTGCATAGCAGACATGATCGAGTTAAACTCAATTAAGATACTCAATTATTCATTTTTGCGTAGCTGCTACTTTTAGCTGCTACTTTTAGCAGCCACAACCGGCGTTGCATCCGCATCCATATGCATAAGCATTTGGATTAGGTACGACATATGCCGGGATAGCAGACGGATTTACCGCATTGATAATCTGCTGTGTCTGAGCTGCCATCTGAGTTGTAAGTAATGCACTCTGACGATCCTGTGAAGCCGCTCTACGAAGGTCGCTATTTTCTGCCTGTAAGCTAGAGATTTTCTCATTACAGAGATAATCAAGAATAGCGCGTGTTCCTGCATTCTGACTGTCGATAATGTCTCTCGTGTTGCTGTTCATTGTGTTCTGCAACGCGCAAGTGTTAGTTGCCATGTTGTAGTTTACACCTTGGATAGCTTCTCTTGTTTCGCAGCAGCAGTTAGCAAGCTGTGACTGTAATGCGTTTGTATTCTGCATATTAGCGACTGTATCAGCGTTGACAGCCTGCTGAATGCCGAACCCGGTCTGCAAAATGTTTGTGTTGATGCCATTCATTCCGGTTTGCACTGCATAGAATCCGTCACAAAGTCCGTTTGTAATGCCATCAAGTTTTGACACAACTGCCTGATTGTCAAATCCGCGCTGGATTTCGCTTCCGACACCACCATTCATTCCGTTTCCTCCGAATCCGTTACCGAATCCACCCCATCCAAAGATAGCGAAGATAACGATAATGAACCATAACCATGAGCCTTCTGCGCCCCATCCATTGTTATTTCCGTTTCCGTCAATGTTCGCAACAAGCGGAACGGATGCACAATTACCTGTGTTAAACATAGAATTTACCTCCATAATTCATTTTTTATATACATAATCTTGCAAGAATTAGTATCACATTCCTAATTGGCTTTTAAACGACTCAAAAGCCCTATCTGCGTCAATCCCCTTTTCTTTGCACAAATTCCTAGCCATCTGTTCGATGCCCTTGGAATCTCCCTTCTGTGCCATTTGCATAGCATTGCGCGCCATAGGGTTGCTCATTACGCTGTTATTCCCCATCATTTGTTGTAAAAACTGCTGTGGGTTTCTCATTCCCTGTAACATCTGCATAGGATTCATTAAGACTCACTCTCCTTTTGTGTTCGTGAAGATTTTCTTTGCGTTTGCGAAGATAACTTATCTTCCAACTCTTCTATCTTTCCAAACAAGCAATCTAATTTGTCAGTAATAGCCTTTGTCGCATCATCAGATAGCCCTATTTCAATTCTTTTATCATCACTTGAAGAATCTGCCATCTGTTCATTAAAAGGCTTGTAAACGGTCTTTCTGATTGTTCCATTGGCATCCCATTGTTTCGCTACGATTGCACTCATGTCCTGCATCGGGAAAAACGCAACACTTCCATCCATAGGCACATCATTTGCCATGATCGCTGATTCCGACTGTACTACTTTTCCCTGGATTCCAAGAAACTGCGGTTGCATCTGCGGAATCTGTGGCTCTGGTTGTTGAAACCTCTGCGTTGGGTTGTACTGATATGCGGCATAGCTTGGGTTTGGGTTAAATGCCATATTCTGATTTTGCATCTGATACATTCTCTTCCTCCAATACTTCCTTGATTGCGTGAATCATTGCTGACTGATACACAAGCGGAACCTTTGACACATCTTCTCTTATTAAGATTTTTTCAAGAATTTCATCCGTAAATAACATTCCGCATCCCTCCTATGCTTATATTTTTGCATAAAAAAATACGGTTCTTCCGCAAAAAATAAGCAGAAAAACCGCAATAAAAAAAGACGCTCAATGCGTCCAAACTTCCATAGTAATCATATTCAATTAACTTTTAGCACTTGTACAAGAAACTCCTTTCTTTAGTAAAATCAAGGCTTCCGAGCCTTTTTTGATTACCTTTTGATTACTTTTTGATTACTCTCTTTCCCCTAATCTATAGAAAACCTTGATTTTATGCGGTTTTCTAAAAGCCAATAAGGGGACTCGAACCCT